AGAACAACAATTCTTTACTTTAAAAATGATGAAGATGATGATTACGTTATCACAGCAGTAGCTGTTGGATTAGGTACTAGGTCTGCGACAGTAAGTGATGCAGCTAATATATGGGTGGTTAAAAATCCTTTAAGTGGTACTACTATCACTAATGCCAATAATGTTGACATAAATAGTAATACAAATTTTGGTAGTAGTAAATCTTTAAAAACCACAACATTAGCTTATAAAGGAGCTGATGGTGAGGGAGCTACTTCTGGAGGTGCTGATCACGCATTATTGTATATGTCTGACGGTAGGTTATATGCGTCACTAAATATAGTAATTCCTAGAGGGGGGTCATTAGCTATTGAAATTGATGGTAATACCAGTGGTGGATTCAATGTGTATGGTGCGTTAATAGGTTATCTAAAAGATCCAAGAAACCAAGAATAATGGCGATTGTAACTAGGATAATTGGAGCAAATGGTCAACCTCTCAAAGTAAATGGAGAGGGAGAAATTGCTGTAACCGTACACACTCACCCACCTACTGATGAAAAAGTAGAGAGTTTACCATTTAGGAATTACTTTAAGAATGGCGTGAGTAATGATATGAGGGTTGATGGTTCTAGCACTAATGTTGACTTTTCAATAAATGCTGATGCTGATTTTGACTATTTCATTAAATCGTTATCCATAAAGTTAGCCGACCAAAGTGCTACATTACAAAAGTTTGGAAACTTGACAGCCCTTACTAATGGTGTAGAGTTTATATGGAAGTCTATTAGACTGGGAGAACTAACAATACACGATGGCATAAAAGATAATTTAGAATTTTTCAGATTATCTAACGGAGGATATGTCCCTCAAATAATTGATCTATCAGGAGGAGGGGCTGATGCTATTGTTGTGTATGTTGATTTATCTCTATTATTTGGGAATCCTTGGGGAGTTAGATTAGAAAAAGGAACTACTGACCAACTTATATTTAAGGTTAGAGATAATTTAGGGACGGGTATTGATGAATTTAACATTATAGCTTACGGAACTAAGATATAAAAAAAGTACTAAAAAATTAGGAATTAATAAAAAAGAGTATTACATTTGTCTAGATTTTTGATTTTAAACATGTTTTTAAAGAGTCTAGGAGCTAATATAACTTATTAAACCCTAGACTCTTTTTTTATTAATCTAAAAAAATAATATGACAAGAGAAGAAGTAATACAAAAGTTTATAGATAATCCTAAGTACATGACTAATGGTGCTGGAGCTTTATCTAAGAAATGGAACTGTACAATTAAAGATGTTAATATAGCTAGGCTTCATGTAAGAAGTATAGGTAATAAAATTAAAGAAAAGGTAATTGTAGAAAAAAATAATATTGAAAATATATTAGTTATTGGTGATATTCACTTACCATTTGAACTAACTAATTATTTAAATTTTTGTAAAGAAACATATAAAAAATATGAATGTAATAAAGTTATATTCATAGGTGATATAATAGATAATCATTATTCCAGTTATCATGAAACTGATGCAAATGGGATGGGTGGATTGCAAGAATTAGAATTGGCAATAGATAAAGTAGAAGCCTGGTATAAGGCATTTCCTGTAGCTGATGTTATTATAGGTAATCACGATAGAATAATTATGAGAAAAGCACAATCTTCTGCAATACCTACAAAATGGATTAGAGAGTATAAAGAAGTATTAGGTACTCCTAAATGGAACTTTACAGAGTCTGTAACATACAATGATGTATTATATGTTCATGGCGAAGGAGGTACTGCTAGAAGTAGAATGAAAAAAGATTTACAAAGTGTAGTTCAAGGACATTTACATACACAAGCATATACTGAATGGTTAGTAGGTAGAAATATAAAGATATTTGGAATGCAAGTTGGGTGTGGTATTGAACATAAATCATATGCTATGGCATATGCAAAGAACTATGGTAAACCAGCAATTGGCTGTGGGGTTATATTAGATAATGGTAAACAACCTATTAACGTATTAATGGATTTATAAGATGACAGAAAATGAAATAGTATTTAATATCTTACAAAAAGTAAAACCTCATTTATCTGATGATACTGAGTTATCTCCTAGAATGATAGCATTTGATGTTGCTACTCAAAGAGCTTTACTTTTACGTAATGAATTTAATAAAAATAGAAGTATTGACCCTAATACTATTCAAGATTTAGGGTGTGTAACAATGGAATTAGCTGATCCAGCAGAATGCTGTGATGTATCTACAGGATGTAAGGTGCTTAGAACAGTACTAAAGATTCCTAATGCTATTGAATTATATAACGATGTAGCTATAACTACAGTTGGACCAGTTAATAAAACATTAAAAGATTTTTCTAAAACTACTTTTGATGGAGCTAAATGGGTTGGTAATGGTAAATATACAACTGGAGAAATATATTGGTACTTAGCTAATAGTAGAATATATTTAGTTTCTAAATCAGATAATCATAAATTTATAGAAACTATTAATGTTAGGGGCGTATTTGAGAATCCGGCAGATGTAACTCCATTTATTAATTGTAGTGATGGTTCTCCTTGTTATTCTTCAAATGATCCTTATCCAATAAAAACTTGGATGTATACATACATTATGGGACAACTAATTAATATGTATGCACAAAGATATAATATACCATCTGATATATTAAATGATGGTTCAGATAATACAGTTACTAAAGATTAATGGCTACTAAAACAGATAATAGAAAAATATATAAAACTGATTTAGGAATATTAGATATGTATAAGGCATATAAACTTAATCAGGAAGCAAATAATAAACCAGTTGTTAGTTTAAGTCGCTATAGAGCTATTTTAAAGTATTTTAATGTAGAAGTATGTAAAAATATAGTAAGTGCCTCTAATGAGCTTAGATTACCTTTTAGATTAGGTGGATTGCGAATTAGGAAACATAAGACAAGATTAAAGATAGATCCTAATGGAAAATTAATAACTAGGCATTTGCATCCAAATTGGAAGGCTACTAATGATTTATGGAAAAGGAATCCAGAAGCAAAAGAAAACAATAAGATTATATATCACACTAATGATCATACAAATGGTTATTATTATAAATGGTATTGGGATAAAAGAACATGTAATATTAAAAATTCTTCTGTGTATTCATTAGTAATGACAAGAAGCAATAAAAGATATATATCTAAAATAGTTAAAGAAAATATAAAAATAGATTATTATGAATAATGGTAAATATATTAAACTAGATAGAGTCATTGAAAATGTAGGAAGAGACTACGGATTCACTGAACTAAACTGGATTAATTGCGTAGAATGGATTGGAGAGTGTTTAGATTTAATAGGTGCTCCTATGACATATATACAAAAGGCAACAGATGGTAATGAATCATTAGGTCATCAAGAAGCAATTACCATAGAAGATAATAGAGGTAAAATACCTTGTGATTTACATAAACTTATTCAAGGGTTTAGAAAAGAAGGTAATGTATATATTCCAATGAGAGTATCTACTGATACTACTCATATTTCATATTTCTGTAATGATACAGTTTCTAATAGTAATAATCTAGAAGATACATACAAACTAAATAATGGTTATATTTTTACTAGTTTTGATAAAGGTGATGTAATGTTGGTATATCTAGCTAATCCTACAGATGAAAGAGGTTATCCAATGATACCGGATAATATTAAATATATTAAAGCTTGTCAAGCATATATAGGTGATAAGATGGTATTTAAAAAAGAAATACAAGGACATCCAGTATCAGGTAGAGTAGTACAAAAAATAGAGCAAGAGTTAGCTTGGTATACTGCTGCCGCAGATTCTTCTGCTAGAATACCTACTATTGATGAAATGGAAAGTTGGAAAAATAATTTTATTAAACTTATTCCTAATATTAATTCCCATAATACTGCTTTTAAAAGTGATGGACAAATGGAAAAAAGATTTAATAATTCTAATAATGATAGAAATTCAAGAATTAGATAATGGCTAAATTAAAAAATTCTTTTATAAAAGGTATGAATCAAGATACTTCTAAGTCGAAGTATGATAATAATAACTATTATAAAGGTACAAATATTAAAGTATTAACTGAGGAAGGTTTATCTTCAGGTAATATAGAGAATGAAGATGGTAATATTCTTTCATTTAATATTCCGGACATTCCAGCATTTTGGAAGGTTAGATTTAATAATCCAGAGGATCCTATTGCTGGAACATTTCAGGTAGATTATCTTATTAATAACACCTTGTTTACATCTTATGTTACAGCTTCAGTATCTTCTATAGAAGATTTAGTAACTGACCTAAATACAGGTTTATCTGCTTTAATAGGAGTTAGTATAAAAATTATTAGAAATGGAGAATTTGTTTATATTATTCCTTTAGATTCTAGTATTGTTGGTATTAAAGGTTGGTTAGGATTAAGCGTTAATGATGGGTCATACGAAGTTGAGGCACAATCCAATTTAAAAATTATTGGTTGGACAACCCTTAGAGATAATGTTATTTTATTTACTACTAATGAAACTTCCGCTACTCCAAATTCTGCAGGACAGATATGGAAATTTAAATATGATCCAGTAACAAAGATTATAGATAATATAGGAGCTAATAATACACTTACAGTACCTGATCATTTAATATATAATAACAATCTTAATTTTTCTACTTATTGGCATATTGGAACAGAGGCTATTGGACATTATGAAAATTCTAAAACAGGAAGAATTTATTGGACAGATGAATACAATAATTTACGTACTGCAAATGTATTAGATCCTAATTTAGCAGGAAAATCTCCATCAGATTTAAATATTACCGAAGGTATAGATATGAGTATTCCAGTTGTAACTGCAGTAAGAGAGACGGGAACTCTTCCAGACGGAGCAGTAATACAATATGCATATAGGTTATTTTCTACAGGAGGAAGATATAGTACATTCTCTCCTGTGACAAATCCGATACCACTAGCACCATTTGATCCCTCTTCTGATATTACTCCAAATAGAGCTTATGAAACTTATGGTGGATCATATTCTACTGGAAATAAATCAGTATACTATACTGTTAGTAATATAGATACTTCATTTCAAGTAATTGAGCATATAGCTATTGTTACTGTAGGAACGTCTACATCTATATATAAATTTGCTGAAACTGATGTTCCTAGTGATGGTAATGTAGAGGTAATACATACTAATAAAGGATTAGATATTCCAATTACTCCGGAAGAGTTTGCATTTTTAACTAGAAGTTTTAAGAGATGTAAGACAATTACTATAAAGGATAAAAGACTTATAGCGGCTAATGTTGATACAGAGGATACTACT